CAGGTGTGCGAACTAGTAGAGATGCCAAGCTAGCCGAGACCGATTGGACAGGAATGTCTGACGTAACTATGCCGGCTAATATGGCTGCTTATCGTCAGGGGTTGCGTGACATTACGGCGCAAGAAGGCTTTCCTAACGAAGTTACTTGGCCTAAAGAACCTGTAGTAGAAGTTGTTTAATGAGTCTAATTAATTACGCAAAGACAGAACGACAGCGCGAAGCAATACAAGTCTGGGAAGACTGCGATCGGAATGGTGCGCGAGCGGCGGGAATACTTAATATTTCGCCGTCAACGCTTCGAGATCATGTTACCGCTGTTAGGAGCAAGGCATCTGCTGCGGGTTACTCTGACCACTGGGACGCAACTCGTCACGTTCCTGAAGGCGAAATAGTTATTGGTCGTTCCATTTACACTGCGGACGATGAAGGAAATAAAGCTTGGCTAAAAACTAAGCGCACCATAACCGAGGCAGCGCGAGATAAAGCGCTACAAGGTTTTGTGGATGGATTAACTAAAGGCGTTACACCGTACAAACCAAAAGCCAAACCAAAGATGAAGAAGTTTGCTTCTGATTTATTGCCTACGATAATAATAGGTGACGCACACTTTGGTATGAGGGCTGACGCAAGGGAAACTAAAGGTAGAGACTACGACACCAAGATAGCCTCGCGAGACATGCTTGCCGCAATTGACTGCTTGGTTGATCTAGCTCCTGCTTCTGAGAAGTGCTTGTTAGTTAACGTCGGGGACTTTATCCACGCTAACGGCTCGTCAGGCACTACCTTCGCGGGGACAAAGCTAGACGTAGACACTAGAATAGAAGTCGTACTTGAAACAGCGGCGCAGACTTTCTTGTTTGCGATAGATAAGATCCTATCTAAGCATAAGAGTTGCGTAGTCGTAATGGCTAGAGGCAATCACGACTCAGATACTGCTATTGCCCTCGCGTTAATTTTAAAGTTTTATTACTCAAAAGAACCAAGGGTAACTATCTTAGATCCGCATGGCTTCTTTCATACATTGCAGTTTGGGCAGAATCTAATAGCGGTTCATCACGGCGACAAAGTTAAAGCAGCCAAGCTAGGAGCTATCCTCCCTAAAATGCTACCTGAACAGTGGGCAACCACGAACTACCGCAAATGGCTTGTCGGACACGTCCACCACCAAACTGCAATTGAAGTAGATAATGGTTGTAAGATCGAGGCTTTTGGTACGCTATCTCCACCAGACTCTTGGCATGCAGGTGCGGGTTACGGAGCGGCAAGTGTGATGAATCAGATTGTATTTCACAAAGACGGTGGGGAAGCTATCCGTCACGTTTATCAAATCAGAGACTCTCGCAAAGTCCCTGACCTGACATTATAGGGTGTAGTATGGATTACCAAGTCATGTTCAACGTCACAATAGCAGTAGCGGGATTCGTTGTTGGTTGGTTAGTTAATCGAGTCTTTGCATTATTGGATAGGATTGATGCTGACATGAAAGCCATACCTATTATGTATGTAGCTAAAGAAGATTACCGCGATGACATACGAGAAATCAAAGAGATGCTCGGGGCTATCTTTAAACGACTTGACACTAAAGCTGACAAATAAGGAACGACTATGAAATACGTTAAAACAATAGGCAAATTTGCCAAAGCTAAATTTATGAGTTCAACGGATGAGCAAGCTACTATTGCCATATTGTTGGCTGTGTTTTTACTTGTCGTGCTTGTGGTGGCCTAAATGTTAGCAATGTTAGGATCGCTCATCGGGCCAGTGTCTGACTTATTAGACAAGGTAATACCCGATAAAGATCTGAAAGAAAAGTTAGCTCATGACATTGCGACAATGGCAGAGCGTTATACGCACGAACAGGTTAAGGCGCAGCTAGAGATCAATAAGATCGAAGCCAAGCATAACAGTATGTTTGTTGCCGGATGGAGACCTGCTTGTGGATGGGTCTGTGTATTAGGAATGGCGGGTAACTTTCTAGTCATCCCTTTCGCGAACATGACTTTGAATCTGCTTGAGACAGGCGTTGAAATTCCGATGATTGACCTTGCTACAATGCTCCCTGTGCTAATGGGCATGCTTGGTCTTGGGGGACTACGCTCCTTTGAGAAAGTTAAGAAAGTAGAACGCAGCAACTAGGAATTCTTATGGCTGAAAATACAGGCAAGCAAAAAGAAAAATTTTCAAGCGGTGTTTATAATCCAAAAGCAGTGCTTGAAGATGCTGCGGGTATAGGAGTTCTTACACCAAGTGCAATTAACAATCTGTACTTAGATAGTATTAATCAAAACAATACTATAAATCGCTCTCCTTCTATAGGTAGCGGAGCTATGGATTTGCTAGGCCGCTATACTGTCGGCGGTACTTCAAATATTAACACGCTTGGCGGCGGCACAGTTGCGTCTGATCTTGTTCCTAAAACCTTAAGACCGACAGATACTATAGAGGATTTATCTACTACCAATTTAGAAAACACCTTATTAAATCAAGATTTGTCTTCGCTTGGTGGAGATGAATCTATTGATACTGACGACCCCGAAACAGAGTGGGAAAAAATAGACAAGACCAAAGACCTCGCGTCTATCTTTGAAGATGCGCTAGACATATTTGGAGCGTATGACCGCAACAGTATTCGTAAGGTTGTTGACATAGTAAATGATCGAGGAGTCTCTGCTCAAGAAGTAGCTACGATCACAGGTAATACTGTAGAAAGCATTAACCAAGCAGCGGCACAGTCAGACACAGCAATCAACAACCAGGGCACAGCAGGTGATGGTGCGGGAGATACTGGCACAGGTGATACTGGCGATGTATTCAACGAAGCAACTGACCCTCTTAACACAGGAGCAGTCTTGACCAATGGCGGGGCAGTTACCAATAATGACGCGGTCATTAATAATGGTGAATTGGAAAACGATGATGACGGGTTAGACGACACAGTGGTAGACGACACAGTTATCCCTGTTTTAGATACTCCGATTATCCCTGTTTTAGATACTCCGGTTATTGCTGAAGACCCTAATGTTATTGTTAACGACACGCCTATCTTACCTACAATTATGCAACCAACCCCCAGGGAAGCAACTAACATCTCGTTGTTTCAGTCTATCCAAAATACCCCTGTTACTGACTCGCTCTTCTTTGAGCCAAAGTTTACAGAGCTAGACAACATTCCTGTCGGGATGTTCGAGCGATTCTTACAAGCCACTGGAGGCAGGTAGATGACATACTTAGAAGCAATTAACAGCGTCCTCCGAAGACTACGAGAAGACGAGGTTAGCACTACAAACGAGACCTCCTACTCTGCCTTGATAGGCGACTTGGTTAACGATGCAAAGAAACTAATCGAAGATTCATGGACATGGTCTGCGCTACGAAGCACGGTGCAAGTCCCAACTGTAGTCGGTCAGGCAGAATACTCTCTTACCGGATCAGGTCAAAGCGCGGTAATCAAGCAAGCAATAAGCAGTAGTGGTCACGGATTCTTGACGCTAAACACTGTGCCGTATTTTGATAACGTATACTTTAATCAAACTCCCGCTAGCGCGGTGCCTACTGATTACATAGTCAGTGGCGTAGATGATAACGATGATCTTAAGGTAAAGGTCTATCCGCAGCCAGACAAGATATACACGTTACGGTTTGATATTGCTGCCCCACAGGCTCTACTCGCGGCAGATGCTACTAAGATCAAAGTCCCGTATCATCCTGTCGTACAGATGGCCTACGCTATGGCTCTTCGCGAAAGAGGTGAGACAGGTGGTCAGTCAGCAGCAGAGCAGTTTGCTATAGCATCGTCAGCATTGTCAGATGCAATTGCCGTAGACGCTAACAGATACCCCTTAGAAACAACGTACATGGTGGTGTAGATGGCTCAACAATTACAGAGCATTACAATTACAGCTCCGGGATTTGCAGGGATAAACACCCAAGACGCACCTCTCGCGCAAGAGCCTAGCTTCTCCGCTGTTGCGGACAACTGTGTCATTGATAAAGAGGGCAGGATAGCCGCGAGGAAGGGCTATAGTATGGTGTCTACTAATGGGGCTGCGGTACTAGGCAGTTCGGATGGCATCGAGTCTATGAGCGAGTTCGTAGCTAATGACGGTGATACCATTTTCTTCTCGGCAGGTAACAACAAAGTATTTTCAGGCACAACAACCCTGACTGACCTGACCCCTGCGGGATATGCTATTACCGCAAACAACTGGAAGATGGTTAACTTTAATGACTCAATGTATTTCTTTCAGCGTGGATACGAGCCGTTAGTTTACAAAGACAGCACTAGCACCTTCGATCCTATGTCAGATCACGGACACGCTACAGGCACACCACCTGAAGGTAACGAGTGTCTAGCAGCGTTTGGTAGGTTGTGGGTAGCAGACTTTACTAATGACAAGTCTACGATCTATTGGTCTGATCTACTCAATGGGACACACTGGACAGGAGGCTCTACAGGCTCGATAGACATAACTACAGTCTGGCCTACAGGATACGATACAATCGTTGCCCTTGCGGCTCACAATGGATTCCTAGTGATCTTTGGCAGGAACTCCATAGTGCTGTATTTAGGCGCGGAAAGCCCTGCCAACATGACCCTCGCGGATACAATATCTAATGTAGGTTGTGTAAGCAGAGACGCAGTAGTCTCTACTGGTAAAGACTTAATCTTCTTAGATGATTCGGGAGTTAGAAGCCTAGCTAGAACCATTCAAGAGAAGTCAGCCCCTATTGGTGACATCTCTAAGAACGTAAACAATGACATCAAATCCCTCTTTGCGGGAGAAACAGGCAATATTAGCCTACACTACTCGCCTCGTGAGGCGTTTGTGTTACTAAACTTCCCGGAACTAGCTGTAGTATACTGCTTTGATACGCGCTTCCCCTTGCAGGATGGTAGCTTTAGGGCTACAACATGGTCGCATATCAATCCTTTGATCTTTGCTAACACCTCTACCGAGGCTGTATACATTGGCAATAGTACAGGGGTGGCTCAATACACAGGATTTAAAGATGGAACAACAGGTTATCTTCTTAGCTACTTTAGCCATCCTCTTAGCTTTGGCGATACATCTAACCTAAAGTTCTTGAAGAAGATTAACCTCACTACCTTTGATGGCGCTGAGGCTATAGTAGTTCTAAACTGGGCATACGATTACTCTGGTGCTTACAAGAAACAAGCGTACACCTTACCTAAGTCCAATGTGGGACAATACAATATCTCAGAATTTAACACAGAGGCAGAGTATTCTTCTTCTATTGCATTGATAACGCGAAAGAAAATCAATACGTCCGGGCAGGGTACGGTAGTAGCCGTTGGCGTAGAAACCACAGTTGATGGCAAGACTATTGCCTTGCAAGAAATTAATATTCAAGCCCTAATGGGAAGGATTGTGTAATGTCTAACTACACGAAGATAACAAACTTCGCAGCCAAGGATACTTTGGTTAGTGGTAACCCCGCTAAAGTAATCAAAGGCTCTGAGGTGGGGGCTGAGTATGATGCAGTTGCTGTCGCAGTAAACAGCAAGTCTAACTCTGCGTCTCCTACATTCACAGGCACGGTAACCGCAGCTAACCTCAGCGTTAGTGGTACGTCTACGTTCGGTACTATTGATGGAGGTACTTACTAATGGCTTGGTATGATAATTTATTGGGCGGTACTACGGGTGGCTTGCTCTCTTCTATAGGTAGCGCAGCCGCTCAACAGAAAGCAATCAGCGACATTGAAAAAGCAGGTGAGCGTGACGTAAGAACGGTTTACGGTGATCGTCCTCCCGAGGCCGCAAGTGGCGGTTTAATGGGGGAAATTGGTCGGCAGTCTCAGTTCAAACCTTTTGGTGTCACCACAGCTACAGGCGCAAGAGCAGGGTTTAGCTCTACCGGAAACTTAGACACAAGCCTTAGCCCTACTGAACAGGCTTTGCAGGAAAGAATGCTAGGCTTTGGCACTCGAGCATTTGGATTCTTAGATGATCCTGCCGCACGAGAGGCAGAACAAGGCGAGTTGATTAGACTGCTGACGCAAGACCCTACGCAAAGGGCTGCGCGAGAGCAGGAAATAATGGGCAACCTAACAGCCCTGCAAGCACCTGATCAGGAGCGTCAGCGTCTAGCCCTCGAGGAGCGTCTATTTGGTCAAGGAAGGACGGGTGTACAGACCAGTATGTTTGGTGGGACACCTGAGCAACTAACCCTGGAGAAAGCCATACAAGAGCAGCAAGCTGGTTCTGCATTAACAGCTATGGAACAGGCTAGAGCAGAGCAAGCGTTAACCTCGCAGCAAACACTGGCAGGTTTGGGCGAGACACGCTCAAGACTAGAGCTGCTAGGTGATCTAGGGCTACAATCAATTCCATCTGCTTACCAAGGCCAGAACCAACTCCTCGCGACTCTATCTCCTGCATTGCAAGCATCACAGATTGGTGCGGGTCTACAGTCTACCGGCTTAGGCATAGGAGCAGGACTAGCAGAGTCGACTCTTGAGGCGCAGCTTGGTTACTCGGCACTTGCTAATGCGCTACGTCAGCAGCAGTTCCAAGGTCTGTTTGATCTGCTTAAGGGTGAGCAAGCTGCCGCAGCGGCTCCTGCCGCAGGAGGCACAACACAGCTTACAGGTAATGACGCAATAGACGCCGCAATATCAATGTACGGTGGAATACCTCGCAACTCAGGCGCTACTTTAACAGGCAATGACGCAGTTGATGCCGCAATATCAATGTACGGTGGAATACCTAGAGGCTAAATTATGGCTATCAATATAAACACACTCTTCGCGGATATCATTGACACTCCCGAACAGCGTCAGCAGAAACTACTACAGCAAGGCATGGCTCAAGGTCAGCTACTAGCATCAGGTCTGACAGGAAGAGCTAGAGCATTAGCCCCTCTTGCCCAGATGGCAGGTCAGCTAGGCGTACAGCGTAACGAAGACTTGCGCCGTGCAGTACAGCCTATGCTTGGGATCGATCCAAGGACTGATTCTGAAAAAATGCAGGAAAAAATTGGGCAAATGGACTTTACTACTACGCAAGGTTTGATTGCCGCTGCTAACGCATTGCAATCCACAGACCCAGTTCGCGCCGCCACACTTCGACAAGAGGCTGTATCTTTAAATAAAGAAAACACAGCTCAAGCCAGAACCATACGCCGGCAAGATGAAGCGGATACACGCGCAGAGGAACAAGACGCAAGAGCGGCTGAAGTTGCGGCGCGAGCAGAAAGAACAGAGGGAAGGACTGTTACCAGGTTTGGGTGGCAAACTGAAGAACAAAAAAGATCAAAACAGCAATTTGATAATAGCATTACAACTTTTAATGACAGGCAAGCCGATCGATTAAGAGACGAAACTGCTCGCGAAAATGAAATAGCAGCTTCTAACTTATTAAAAACAAGCCTTGTGGAACAGATAATAGCAAAAGATCCAGACAATAATTATATTAAGCTACTAAACGATGAAGATGCTTTTATCCCGTTAAATGAATTGCGTTTAATTGAAAATCAATTTAAGCAAGGAATGGACAAAGACATTGGTGTTTATACTGTTTTTGATCAAACCACTGGTCAAAATATGATTATGACTTTTGATAAGAAAACTGGTGATCAATTAAATGTTATTGGACAAAGCGCAAGAACTGCGACAAACAGAGAAAGAGATGTACCCAACCTTTCTCCGCAAAAAACAAAGGTCATTAAAGCTGCTTTAATGAACGAAAAGTTGTTTAAAGAATATAAAATATTTGATTTAACAACAGGCGATAAAGACACGGGCGAAAACGCCTTGATTGATATGATTCACAATTACTCTGAACGCAATAATGAATCTTATACTCTAAGCATTGCTTCGTTAAGAGATGAATTGCAAAAAATAGATAAAGCACCAAAACTAGACAGACTTGCATTAACAAACATTTTAGGCGATCTGTTGTCTTCGGGATTGTTGCCGTCAGAAAGACCTACAGACACTAATCAGTCCGTCGCTGCTACAAATAATGAGCCAGAGTTATCCGATGACGAAAAACTTGTTCTGGAAATGGAAACAAAGGGTATAACTATTACTCCAGTTCCTGAATCGCAATAGGATTTCATTATGCCCAAATTTTTAATTACGCTTGCAGACGGAACAACACAAGAAGTTGATGCTCCTGACGGAGTTAGTCAAGCCGATGTTTTGAGATATGTTGCAGCAAAACAAAACATAGACACAGGTTTAACTGAGCCTACTCCAGAAGCATCTGTTGAGGGAGAATCTGTTGGGCCAGATTATGATTTACCTGCATTAACTGCCTTGGGTGCGCCTCCTCCTCAGTTGTCGCAAGAACAAATTAACGCACTAAATAAAGAGCAGATGGATGAGTTTGGCGCTATTGCTAAAATTAAATATGAATTTGATGCAACAGAGTCTTTCACGCAAAATGCCGACCTTGCTTTGGATGCCGTCATGCCTATTGGTAGGTTAAATTTATTTAGCGACAAATATCGCGGAGCAGGAATTTATGTATCGCCGACTGAAATGTACGGCGAAGACTTTATGGAATTAAATATTGATCAACGAAGAGAAAGAATTCAACAAGTAAGGCAGCAAGAACTAGCGCAAGAGTACCCAGAATTAACTCGGCTTGCAGAGTCAGGCCAATCTACAGGCGGTTCAGGATTTGTAGGAACAGTTCTTGGAGTGTTAGCCGACCCTACAACAGCGCTTCCTGTAGGCCAAACTTACAAAGCTATGGCTGCTATCGGTGGGGTAATTTCAGGCGGCTATGAAGCCCTGCGCAGCTTAGTGGAAGAGGGCGAGGTTGACTTAAAAAGCACCGCTCAATACACGGTAGGAGGGGCTGTATTAACTCCTGCTGTAATGAAGCTCGGAAGAACTGCTGCGCCAATCATTGCTAAAAAATTATCACCTGCTGCGAACAAACTAAAAGCTAAGTTAAATCAAAAACGAACTGCCAAAAAGTCCGCTTCGGCAGAAGAAACTATGGACTCTATTAACAGCAAAATGATGGAGGTTAAAGCTACAGGCACGGTAGATGACGAGGGTTTATTGTTAGCAGCCTCTAAAAGATTAGGCTTAACGGCTGACGAAGTTGAGAATGCTGTCATTAATTCAAACACCAAGCTAGATCTACCTTGGAATTTAGAGGTAGATAAAGTGGTCTTAGAAACTCAAGCTGCACTCAATTCCGCGAGTGCAGTTAAAAACGGTGTGGCTAATAAGCTAATCGAAACAACAATACGAAAAGTTAAGCAGTACAGCCCTGTGATTGCAAATCGATTGCAAAGATTTGAAAAAGATTCTTCTATTAAATCGCAAGAGATGACTCAAAGAATCAGACCCTTCCAAATAATGTTTGGAAAATTATCTAAAGATGCCCAAGCTGAGTTTACAAAGCGCTTAAAGAATAGAGATTGGCCGGGAGCTACCAAGCTTGCAGAAGATTCAGGGATCACCTCAGTCACAACAAGGGGCGGCATTCCTACAGGTAGAACGGCAAAAGGTTCAGTGATAATTGATACTGGCAAAAAACCATATACTATGACCGCTCGCGAAATAATGAAAGCAACCAAAGACACCCTAGATGAAATGCACATGTATGCGGATTCTGGGCTAGGGGGTGTGGAATATCTTGCAGGACACTTTCCGCGAGGTAAAATTGAAAGAGAGGGGCTGTTACAGGCTTTTGGAACTCAACAATCTTTAATGTATAGAGCAGCTTTAAAAAAAGCAGCGCAAAGATTAGAAAAGCCAATAGACGATTTAACTGAAAAACAAAAAGACGATGTATTTGACAGCTTATTTGACAGACCTACAGGCGGGGCTGCTATGGGAGGATTTAATTCTGGCAAGCAAAGGATGCTAGAGACGCTAAATGATGACCTGCTTCAGTTTTACCCAGACAATGCAGCGCAAGCTTTAGAAAGCTACATTAACAAAACCATCAACCATGTAGAAAAATACAAATTCTTTAAAGGCTCTAATGTCGCAGTGGGTTCTGGTGCAAACTTTGATAGTAACAAAAGCGTGGGGGCGTTAACTAGACAACTTCAACGCGAAGGCAAGGTAGTGGGCGATGCAGATGAGTTAATTAAAATTCTTAACCTAAGATTTAACGAAGGAGAAAAATCGCCTTATAGATTTATGCAAGCGCTTAGGTCTGTTACTAGTAGTTTGCTGCTTGGTAATCCCGTCGCGGCTTTTATTCAATTTGCAGATCAGCTCACCAACATCTATCGTTACGGAGGGGATGGCGGCAAAGCTATGCTTCAAACAGTTCTAGGAAGAAACGTACAGAATGTAGATGACTTTGGCCTCACAAATTATATCGCGACAGACTTATCAACCGTCAAGGGGGTTACAAAATCTTTGCAGGATACGTTGTTTAAATACAGCCTGTTTAGCGCGGTGGATCGTTTTGGTAAAAACTCTTTAATTCAAGGCGCATGGAACAAAGGCACACGGTTAGTGAAATCTGAAAAGGGATTGAAAAAATTCAAAGAAGAATGGGGCGAAACATTTGGTGATGAGTTTGATAGCTTGGTCAATGATTTAAAAGCAGGAAAAGTAACGGAAAATACGAAGCTATTACTCTGGAATGAGCTGTCTGGCTCTCAGCCAATCTCGTTAAGTGATATGCCCCAGGCGTATTTAGAATCACCGAATGGAAGAATATTTTATCAGCTAAGAAGTTTTACACTTAAACAAATTCAATTAATACAAGACAGCGTCATTGACGAGGCAGCAAAAGGCAACTACAAACAAGCAGGTAAAAACGCTTTGGCTTATACAGTGATAGTGGGTGGAGGGCAATCCGTTGTGCAAGAAGCAAGAAATGCAATTAGAGGCAGGGGCTTTGATATAGATAGAATACCCGAACACGCAAGTAATTATGCGCTGTCGATGATGGGTTCGTCTAACTATGGAAAAGAACAGTTTGCAGACTTGCGTTTTAGGGACGCAACTATAGGAATGGCATCCCCTGCAATTCTTTCTGTCGTAGATGCGGTACAAGACTCAGCCAACATCGTAAAGGAATTAACCGTGGATGGTTATGATTTTTCTGAACTTGACAAAAAGAATTTCAGAAGGTTTCCCGGCATTGGCGACATGTACTACAATTTCTTTGGCGGGGGCATTGAAGACTTCCTCGAAAGAGAAGAGCGCAACAGAGACTAAAACTTCGGGACACGCCTCTCGCCTAGATGCGCGAGGGGTGCTTCCGCAACCTCGTTCTCAATCAAGAAGTCGCAGAAGTGTTTGATCTTTCGCAGATCCTCAATACCACCCTTGTCTCTCCATCTAGAGATGTACTTGATGATCGCCCCCTCACAGAACTGCATCTCATTCGCGAGGATGTATTCAATAGGCTGAATCTTTAGCTTCTTGTAATGGTCACCTGCTACCTGATGGTCTGTTGCGCTCAATGTAGTAACTCCTCGCTGTCGTGTTTGTCTTCAATGAACTGCATGAAATGCTTCTTTGTAAATTCATTCTTGTTTACGAACTCGGTTAGGTCTTCAAGCATCAAAGCTATTGTGCCTATGACATCACGGTCATGACCCTCAAGGGTTTGTATCATGTCGTTAAGCCAATCGTATGCTTCGTCCGAGGACACCATCTCAATGTAAATTTCTTCATCCATTATTCGCCCAACCTTTGCTTGTGCTGCTTAATGAGTTCAACAAACCCTACCAACAACTCTTCGTAATCTGCCTTGTATCTCTTAACAGGGGACGACTTTTTGGCAATCATGTCCTTGACAAATGCTCTTCCGTACATGTCTTCCATCCACATCGTATACTCTTGAGCAGCAGAACCATGCCTCATACCCCACATATTACACCCTGCACACTGAGGATGGATGTTCTCGATCTCTAATGCCCAGTAGGATGAGTTGCCCTTGGGAATAAAGTGTCCACCCTGCATCTGCGTGTAGTGCTTATTAACGCCGCAGGATACACAGCTACAGTACCCATCATCATCTGCCGCAGCTATCCTCGCGAGCTTCTGTATAGCCCTGTAGCACTCCTGCCTAAGCATCGAGGAAGTCTTGGTCTTAGGTTTAGACTTACGCTTTGCTCGCCTATCGGTCGCTCTTGGCATCCCAGTTTCTCTCGTGAAGCAATGTAAACATGGTTTTCTCAGATCGGATCTGACTCGCCGTGTCCATTCTATCGTAGCGTAGCTTTAGTAGCGCAATGCTGAACAGCTTGGACATGACAGAGTATGTCTTAGAAACAGCTTTAACATCTTCCGGTGGATCGTACTGTGGTTGATCGTTCATGATTATCTAATCTCGAAGGCGCCTAGTGATAAAAGATATGCCGACCAATCTGGCGGCTAATGTTTAGGCTGTCTATCCAGTAGGGGTAAACATCATCTCTGTGATAGTAGGTAGCCCCGCCTGTTATGTCAACGAGATTAGGCCAATTTACCGCTATACTGAGGGCTAACGTGTATGCCCCTTGGTCTACTATGACTTCCGGCTTACCGTCGCAGTAATAGCTGAAATGGCACTGATTACGGAGCATGTGACCGTTCCATTTCCTGCCTTGTTGGACTACTTTGCAAGGGGTATTGGGAAACTTTGGCGACGAAACCCGATTCATGATGGTATTAGCTACTGCAACCTGCCCATTCAAGGGCTCGGATCTAGCTTCAAAGTAAATTGCCATAGCTATACACGCGATTGTATTGAACATCTGTATCCCCTGTATCCTACCTCAATGCCTCGATTTCGTGTTCTGCTCTTGCCCTTGAGTAGTACGCCAAAGCCTTCTGGTTTTGCCAGAATGCGGTAGACTTTTTTCTCTTCGTCAGCGCAGAACTTGGCCTCCTCAAGAGCGTCAGTGAACTCATTAAAGATTATCATTTGCGTTTGCTCGGGAACTCAACGAACACCCCAAACTTATCGCTGAGATGTCGGCTTAGTACAGAGTAAGTGTTGTGGTAATCATCCGACCCTACCTTCGCGGTAGACTCTTCGTTAGCTACAATCTTTTGGATGGGCTTCCAGAGGTATTGTTTCACAAGCGATGGTGACCACGGGATATCCACCTCCTCCTTGATGACTCGCTTCATATCATAGCCTGAATCGTTCAGCTTCTCGCCTAGTAGACGACAGTACACATGCAGCGCGTTGTTCTGTGTAGATGTTCTGGTCTTGCCACCCTTGATCTTGAGTGTCAGATACTTCTTCTCCTCGTACATCTGAGTCATCATCTTAATGAAAGCTTCAAGCGAAAGCCTATCATCCACCACCCAGAAATCCCCTTGATTTATATCAGTCATTTTTTTCCCCTCTGACCGAAGCGAGCATCAAACCTCTGCTTCTCTGTGAGTATATGATCGGAGTAGGTGCAGGGAGGGAAGTGTTTAACTTCCCCGCCCTTGCTGAAAAACAACTCCAAGTCTTTTTCCAATTTATCTCTGACCTGTTGGTTACTCTGAGTCGCCGTCAGCATACTCTTCTCCTATTTTAAATACATCATCCATGCTCATGCCAAGCGCGTCACATATTTCTTTGTAGCGTTTCACAGTCATTCCCCGGTGAGTCAGGGAGTGAGAGTAGTTAGCTGCACTAACCCCTATCTGTTGGGCTACTTTAATATGCTTAATACCCGCGATGGCATGAGCAGTTCGGACTGCCCTTCCTATATGAATAGGCATTTAGCGCTC